CTCATTGATATTTAAATTCCAATCATAATTTCTTTTTTTTGCTTTATACTTATATAAATAAAAAGAAGAACTTATTGATTTATTATTTTGATTTAATAATAAACAATTTTTTGAAATATTATTACAATTACATTTTTTTCTGTTTATAATATTATCTATTCGTAAAATTAAAATATTATTACAAGAACATTTTACTTTCCAATAATCATTACGATTATTAAAATCTTTTAAATTTTCTATTAATTCAAAATTGTTAATAATATCACCAATGTGCCAAATACGTTTCATTTATTTAAATTTGAATTATTTTGATGAACTTCTTTATTCATTTGTTCATAATACTTTTTTAAAATTTCATCAGAAACTAATATTTTTTGAGTTGAACAACTCATTTTATGTGTATTGTTTTTTTGATGACATTTTTTACATTTATTCATCTCTTTCAATTTTATCTATTATGCTAGTCATTTTAAGAATGAGATAAATAACATTATCTCCAAACTTTTCATCTAACATTTTAATTGAAGGTAAAATACCTTTTTCTAAATCATTAGTGATATCAGCAATAGATATTTCGTGTTTTAATAAAAATCCATCTAATACTTTTTCACGTATTAATCCACTACGTTGTGAACCAATATCAAAATTATGAAACGGATTATTATTTCTTCTATATTCCTTACCTTTAACAATAAGTGTTTCTCTAATACTATTTAAAAATATATCTACTACTTCGTCAAATCTTTTTTCTGTCATACTATTTTTTATAAAAACTTAACCAATAATCATCAAATTTAGGATTACTATCATATAAACATAATTCAAATTCAGCATTATTTAAATATCTTTTAGATCTTACTCTCAATGCTTCAAAATGTGATTTATCATATGTTCTAATTGTACTTACATGTTTTTTACTTTTAATATTATAAACAGTAGGATTTATACAAATAATTGTAGGAACAAAATGTGTTTCAGCATAAATAGCTTTATCTACATATTCTTTATAATAAGCAGATTCTATTTTAACTCTAACTACTTTAGATTTTAATTTTAAAAGTAAACTACCAACATAATCTTGGCATTCTTCATAAGTTTTAAATTTTTTTTGAACACAACACATATATTCATTACCTACAATATTATGATTAGAATCTAATAAATTAATTGATAAAGTTTTTAAACCTAAATTTTCAAACTCTTTTAAAATAGAATCATCTTTACCTGTTATATGTATTTCAAATAATTTCATTATACTCTATTATCATATTTACCTTCTTCAATGTATTTTTTACATTTACCAATTTTATACGCTTTTCTTTCAGCTATTTTATCTTTATCAAATAAATGTTTTAATACATCTACTCTAAATAAAACATCTCCTATCTCTTCAATTATATCTTTATCAGAAGCTCCTTTAGAAAGTAATTGTGTAAGAATTAAAGCTAATTCCATACATTCTTCAGAAGCTTTTAATAAATTATAAGTTTTAGTATTATTGTCTGCAAGATATTTTATTAATTCTTTATCTGTCATTATATTACTTTTTCTAAAAAAGTTTGAATTCCAAAATTATGTACTTTATAAGTTTTTGTATGTACTACATTATAAGCTTCATAATTTATTTTTTCAAAATTTACATTTTTAATATTTCTAAAAAATTTACCACATATTTTCATAAAATATTTATCTGCATCAATAAAAGGTTTATGTGCATTTAAATTTTCTTCTGTTATAACAAAATTATCAGAAATATTAAAATAACATCTAATTAATAATGTATAAATACTAATTAATGGTGTAGATTTACTCCAATAAATAGGAACTTTTAAAATTAATGTATCTTCATCAAGTTCAATAGTAGTTTTTGTTTTAATATTTAAAACATCTTCAATTTGATTTAAAAAAGATTCTAAATTTTTATAGTTATTAATTAATATATTTGTAGCTTCTTCTTTCAAACTCCAATCACCATCATGATTATAATGTAATGTGTTTACACCCATGTAGAAAAATCGTTTATTTTTAAAACAATCTAATACTTGATGATTATAACCGTGAGCATTACCTATTTCTGTTTTAAATTTTTCTACAAATATAAAATCATTTAAATAATCTCTACATGCAGTAAATGGTAAATAAGTTTCAAACTTATTACCAATTTTATTAAGAATACTAAAACCTATTCCAAAATTTCTACCTTCACCTAACGTTGATCGTTTTTGTAATTCTTTAATTTTTTTCATTTATTTTATATTTTCAAGTGGATAAGCATTTAAAACAGCTTCTTCTACATCTTCATAATTAGGAATATCTGTGCTAGAACCTAAACAAGGAATACTGTCTAATGCTTCTTTTAAAGCTGCTTCTACATGTTCTCTTGCGAAATGAATCATTATACATTTAAGTTCATTAATATCTGCACAATTCTTTTCTATACATTCTAAAGCATGTTTATTTAACCATTCTTCTGCTGTTTGTATTTTACTCATTTTATTGTTCAATTAAAGTTAATGTTTTTTTAACTGTTTTATTTTTATAAATAGAACATTGAAAATTTTCAGTTTGACCTTTACAAAACACATGTGTACAATTTTTAACTAAATTGTCTTCATTAAAATCTTCTGGATTTTCACAATTGTGACAATATTCTTCTATTTGTTCACTGATTATTTGATTTGTTTTCATTTTCTTTATATTTTTTAATACAGTCTTCTAAATTATCACAATAGATAAATTCAAAATCTTGTAAATCTTTTGTCATTTTTTCAAACCAAACGGTTTCTTGAGTGTTTTTAGTTAATAATATAAATACATTTCCTATTTTACCATCATTAGGTCGTAATCTACCCCATTGCTGAACTTGATGACCTTCTGATGAAAAATAAGACATGATTATACAATTATCTAAACCACTTAAATTTGCTCCTTGACGAAGTTTTTTAAAGCTACCTATAGTTTGTATTTGATTTTTATCAAACGCTTCTCTAATAGCTTTATTTTCATCCTCAGAATATCTTGATGATACTATATTTGGTGTAATTTGTAATAAACTATCTAAACTGTTACCAAATATTATAGTTTTACCTTCAATATTAGATAATAATTCTTTAACTGTATTTATTTTTGATGGTAAATTAAATAATAAATTACTTCTTTTTGTAGAAGTTATTCTTATTTTTAAAGATTTCATTTCTTGATCTTCAATAAACCAAGATCTTTTATGTTCTTTATCCCAATAATCATAAGCTTGTTTTTCAGTTTGATAAAAAGATTTAAACTGATTACCAGCTTTTATTGTTTTATTAACATTATCTAATTCTTGATTAATAATATATACTTTTAAATTTCTACCAACACCATCATTTTTAGCTTGTGTTAAGGTATATTTAAAACAAATCGGAGCAATCTTATTAAGTAATTCACTTTTGGTAATAAATGTATTATTAACTTCATATTTAGTATTAACATCAATAGTTGCTGATAAACCTACAATAGCTTTATATTTATTATTAAAATAAAATTTAGAATATTTTGGAGTTAATGAGTTATGTATTTCATCAGCACCAACTAATCCAAATTCATATTTTTCTAATTTATAAACTGATTGATAAGTTTTAAATTTAAGATTGTAATCTGTTAAAGTATTAGTATTAAAAATAGAGTCATATTTAATAATATCATCCCATAAATCTTTTTTTCTATCTGTAACTTCAGCAAGAAATAAATGAACATCTTTATTTTTAGGCATTTTGTGAAGACAGTGTAGGAACATAAAAGTTTTTCCTACACCAGTCGACACATTAAATGTACCTTTTAAATTAGATTCTAACCATGAAGCTACTGCTTCCATCTGAATTTTATCTTTTAAAAGGTTGTTCATATATTAAAATAAAGATTTTATAAATTCTTCACGAACTTCTACAGCTTCTTTTAAAGTTTCATAACTTCCTAAATTATACCAAACTTCATTTTTAATACTTATTCTTGCTCTAAAATTTCCATTTAATTTATCAAAATAAATACCTTTATATCCTGTATTGCTTAATTGTGATTTACTATTTTTCATATTAAATTATTTTATAGGGCAAGCTCCAGATTCACAATCTAATATATCAAAATCAGACTCTTTAATTTCGACAGAAGTTATAGGTGTAACATTTTTTACCATTTCATTATAAAGTTCTTCAGAAATAGTTTCATAAGGTGCTTGAACAAAACCATGACCATGATAAAGTAAAAAAGAAACAGTTTTAAAATTATCAGAATAATTTTCAGCTAAATATGTTTTAATATCTTCTAAATCTTCTTTTTTATAATAAACAGTACAACTAACAGAATTATCTGACCAATTTTCTTGTAACCATTTAACAGTATCTAATTGTTCTTTCCAACTAAAATTAGCGGCAATTGGAGTATCCTTAGAAACTTTACATGGAAATTCAACAACCATTGTTGTATGATCTTCTGAACCATCAAAATTTTTACGATATTCCATTTTATAACCATGTTGTTTACAAACATCAATTAAGTTAGAGTTAGAACTGATTCTAATTCTACGAATATAAAAAGGTCCTGCTGGATTAGGGTGAACACCTGGCACAATTACACCTTCATCAGTTCTTACAACTTTAGGTAATAATGATAAAGTTCCAGAAGGTTTTGATGTAGTTAATTTAATAGATATAGGAAATCCCATTTTATTAGAATAAAATACATCATATTCTCTTAACCATTCGTAAGCAGGTTTTAACCAAGACTTTTGCTCTTCTGTACACTGTAATAAACCTGTAACACCAATACCCATTCTCATATTTCTATGAACAATATCTTCAGTATCTTTTAATGAGCATTTTAATCTTAAACTATGTTTATTTACAATATAAGATATTCTTAAACATTCTAAAAATTCATCATAACATGTTATATTAGGTAAATACATTTCACTTAAACAACATGTTTCTTTATCTTCTAAACCTTGTTCTGCACATGGATTAAATATTTGAACATTAGGATCTTTATATCTAGTATCGCCTGTTCTACCAATACTTCTAGCTAATTTTAAATTAATTAAACCATATGGTTCACCTTGCTCATATGTTTCCCAAAATTCTTTTGGTAATCTAGTAGTATCGTCACATACTACAGAATTATTTGAATTAGATCTCCAGTTAGGAATAGGACCTAAATCCCATCTTTTAGCTTTTAAATAATCAAAATCATCATAATCACCAATAGCAATTTGAGCACTTCTACGAACATTTCCAGATACAACAATTTCTCCAATAATATTCATTATATCTAAACAGTTGATAGGTCTAAGTTTTTTATTAGCTCTACTATTTAAAATTTCATGAATTTGTTGAATTCCTTTATGTAATTCTTCAGGACCAGAAGCTGTACCACCAAATCCTTTAATTGGAGCACCTTTTCCTCTAATAGAATTACAAGAATAAGTAAATCCTTCACCACTATAATAATGTGCTTTTAAAACTTTTCCTAAAAGTTTTACCCAACCTTCTCTATTATCAGGAACAATAAAATCTACATCATTATTATCTAATCTTTCAATTTTAATAGGTCCTTTTAATTTTGGCATTTGATATACATTTTCTCTTTGTATATTAAATCCTACACCTGAACCAAGCATAAGCATTTCAAAAGCCCATGTGAAAGGTCTGATTGGGTGACTTACTACAGTTGCTGCACAATTTTGTAAAGAAGGTAATCCTAAATTATCTACAGTTTTTGTTCCAAGTTGCCACATAAAACGACCTGCTACAGACCATTTAAGATTCATTCTACTTTTAAAATAAAATTCTTTTTCTTCTTCTGTAAATTTAATACCTAATTGTTCACTACATGCTTTTATTTCTCTATTTATTACATCTTCAAATTCTTCAGTAATAGAGTTTGGATCTTCTTCATTTAAACGTCTTGCGTAAGTACGTTTAAAAGTTATATATCCTATTTCTCCCCAAGGAGTTTCAATTTTTTCTTTATTTTTATCTAAACTTAAATTCATTAAATTTTATTAAATTATTAATTAATATAAAATTTATTAATAGTTTAGTAATGTTTTTAAGTTTTTTTTTATTTTTAATAAATTTTATTAAAAAAGAATCCCTAACAGCTTCACTACAATGTAACGATAATTTACTGGTATATCTCTACCTCAAACATTGTTTCGGGTCTTTCAAGGTTACTGGTTTGGATTCAAGCTACTGTTAACCTTTGTTTGCTATTTTATTATTTTCCACTAGAACCAAATCCATTATCTCCTCGATTAGTATCAGATAATTCTTCTACTACTTCAAATTCAATTTTAGGACAAGGTTGAATTATTAATTGTGCTATTCTATCACCAACACTATAAATATCAGTATTAGGAATAGCTTTAAATCTACATTTTATAGAACCTCTATAATTTTGATCAATTACACCTACATGATTTGCAAGTATTAATCCTGTATTAGATAAACTACTTCTAGGATATACTAATCCTACATATCCTTCAGGTATCTCAATAGATAATCCAGAATCGTACTCAATATAACCAAATTTACCTTTATCAATTGTAGATACACTAATTGCAGTTAAATCTAAACCACAATCACCTTCTTTACCATAAGAAGGTATTACTGCTTTTTCATGCAGTTTCTTTATTTTTATATTCATTTAAATTGAATGTTTCGTTACTAGTTTCTACTTTTTCACCTAATTCTGCGTTATCATCTAAAATAACTTTATGGTCTTTAGAACTTAAACTTTCTTCAATTTGTTTTTTTAATTTTTCGTCTTTGTATAATATTTTTTTTACAGAAAGTATAAAGTTAACACCTGTTGTTGTTTTACCATATAATTTTGTCCAAAAACTTAATATTTGTTGTTTAGCATCTTCACCAAATTCTGAATATTTACTATCTCTTAAACAGTAATATTCATGTAAATATTCTTCTGGAAAATCAAAAATGTACAAAACCTCATCTTTATTAATGTCTATCAATTTTTTAAATAAATAACATTCAGTAAGTTTATGTTCATATTTTGTAAATTCTGGATTTCTAAAAGAAAAATTATGTTTAATGTAAAAACATTGATTAAATTCATCATTAGAATCAAACATATAAGTATTATCTAATTCAGATATATACTTTTCTTCAATTCCAATAAGTGGAGCTATTAAAGGTAATAAATATGTTTTACTTTTATTATACCTCATTTACTTCTATAAAATTATCATTTAAAATTAAACATCCGTTTTGTTCATATACATCTTTAGAAAAATCATATTTATTATGTTTCCAATGATAATATACTTTTTCAAGATTTTCATCTATACCTGTATAAAAATAACCAGATTTAGTTTTAAATCCTTTAATTGCAGCTTGATTCCATTTTTCTGTAAATTCAAATATAATAGGAATGTTCTCAGATTTACCTATAAATAAAAATTTAAAGTTTTCTAATGTATAATCTACTAAATTAAATTTATCACAAAAATATTTAAAAGCCATTCTATAAATAGCACCTTGATAGTAATATCTATAATCCATAAAACTTTTTAAAAATGTTTCAGATTTTCCTGCTCCAGTTTTTAAATCAGTCATATAAACTTTTTTATTTTTATGATCTATTTGAAATATATCTAATATACCTTTAAATTTGAAATTTTTATATTCAATTTCAAAAGGTAATTCATGATAATTTTCAAAATCATTATAAAAAATATCTTTAGAATATTCATGTGACAATAAAGTATTGACTGTATTTTTAGCACTTAAATGTTCATTAAAAGTGATTACAAGTTTATCTTTAATTTTAAATTGTATTTTTAAATATTCCCAAAATTCATTTATATCAAATTTTGCAATTAATTTTTCTTCAATAACAATATTACTCCAAAAAGCATTATTTTTTACTATTTTTAAAATAGTTTCTTTAGAAGGTAATTTATCATAATTATTTAAAATTATATCACATAATTGACCAAGCATTGCTGTTGGTTTATTATCATCATAAATATAATATCTATTAGAAAACAATGGTTCTCCAGTTAATTTCTCTACAAGTAAATCATTAACTATTGAACCATGTTTAATTCCTTTATTTTCCACATCACTTTTTCTAATTAAAGCTTGTGGACCATTTCTGTCAAAGTCTGACAGTCTACTATAACTTAAAGTTAGGTCAATTTCTTCATCATTATTTAATATTTTGTTCAAATTGCTCTTCTCTTTCATCTACCTTTTCATCGACAATAAGATCAATTATCAAATTTTGTAAATTATCAAGTTGTTTATATTCCATAACATATTCCTGATTATCAGGCTCACTAATCATTTGAACTTCTTGCATTTCTAATATATCGTCTAATAAAATTCTAGCTCTATTAAATTTATTATTTTCAAGAAGTCTATTTAGTTCTTTATATTCATCATCAGATAATATAAATGTACTTAATAATAATATATTTTTTAATTTTTCTTTATTGTTCATTTTTGTATTTTATATTCTAATATAGACGCCAGGATTTTCCTTGTCTATTGTGTAAAATTTATCATTCATTTTAAATGCGTATGGAATAAAATAATCCATATTATCATCTTCAATAATTCCATGTGCTGTAAATAAATCTGCTATAATTTGATTTGCATTATTAAAATCAAATTGATGTTTTGTTTTTCTTACAAAATGAAAACCTATTTCTATAGGAGGTTCTTTTCCTTCTAAAGCTTTAATAAATTTATCTCTTAATTCTTCAAATTTATTAGGTTTTGTTTTATACCCAACTACTTCTTTACGAGAAGCTGAATATCTTTGAATACCTAAATCTGAAAGATAATTTTTAACTGTTTTAGAAGGAAATATTCCTCTTGAGGTTTTTATTTTTGAATTTTTTAAAGACGGTACATTGAAAGGAATGAATATTAATTCATTTTCCAATAATTATTTGTTTTTATTTACTGTAAACATTTGTTGTTCAAAATCTTGATAAAACGATGCTGCTTGAGAATAATTATGTGTTTTTGAAATTTCTTTCATTTGTTCAATTAAACCTTTAGTATCTATCACTGGTACTGCTTTTGATTTAATAGCGCGTTTAGATTGAATTTGAATTGGTTGTTCAAAACTATTTTCTTCAACAATATGTGGTAATTCATTATCTAATTTAACAGGTTTGTCTAATTTAATAATTCTATTATTATCAAAATTAATTTCTGGTTGAAATTTAATTTCTTTATCTTCAAATTCAATTTTACCACTTCTAGTTAAAGATTCAGTAACTTGTTTTCTAATTAGAAAATAATGAGATAATGAACGAATCATTGCATCTGTTTCTCTACTTACTTTTTCATTATTTCTATAGAAATATAAAAAATTAAATAAATTATTTTTTGAATCACCTCCGTTATTTACTTTATTAAAAAATTCAGGATCTTGTAAAATATGTTTTTGATATTTTTCAGTAAATTTAATTAACATACTATTAAACAACAAAAACATTAAAATTCTATAATAATCAAACGTCGGTGTATGAATTCTAAATTCAATTGTTTGTTTATTACCAAAAATTAAAGGAATAAAATTATGTAAATAATATCTTGTATTAATATTCCATTTTTGATGCGTTGAAGGATCTAATGGATGTACTTGTACTTGATTTAAATCATTATTATAATCTGTAAATGTTGCTTTTTTTGATGTTAAAAATGAAAATAAAACATTAAAGTTTTTATTAATATTACTTTCATTTATTACAGGATCTAATTTACTAAAAATTTCAAATAAATCATATGGTTTACTATAATTTTTATTTTTAATTCCCATATTATATTTTTTATATAAAGGAAACAATGTAAAAATATCATTTTGTAACCAAGAACTTAATTTTAAAAAAGCTAATATAAATTCAGGAGTTCTAGGTACACCACCAATATGTAAATGTAATGCACAAGAATTATTAAAAGTAGTTCTTTGTTTTAATTCTTTACAAATATCTACAATTGTTTGTACACCCTTATCTTCTGAAAGTGGTACTGTTACATATTCTAATCCTTTAATACTACCATCTCTTAAAGGTATTAAACCTAATTTTTTAGTAATTCTTTCAGGTATAAAACCAGCAGTTGTTTCAAATTCTAAACCAAAAGTTAATTTATTTAAAAATTTACCTAAATGATGTGAAAACACATTTATATCTGAATTATATAAATAATTATAAATATCAGAATGTTTTTTAGTTATACCATTTGAGTCATATGGTAAACTTGTTTTATATTCATTTGTAGGTGGTAGAATTTTATTAAAATCTTTTGCTGTTACTCTAGAAATATGAACATATTCACCTGTTGATAATCTTTCTCTATAGTTTAAATTTTTCTTTAAAATTTCTTCACTAATAGCAAATGTTTTATTACCATTTTCTAAAATAATAGGTATTTTATTTTCTTCACTTCTATTAAAATAACCAAATTGATTATTATCAATTAAACCTGATATAATATCATTAGTTACTAATTGATATTTTTTTATTGAATAATTAAAAATAATTTGTCCTGTTTCAAATCTATAGAATTTATCATTAATTTTATAACAATCTCCAGAATTCTCAACATTAATATCACCTATTTTATAATAACCATTTGGAAATTTTTTAGCTTGAGAAATAGGTAATTCTTCTCCTTTTATTGTTGTTATGTTTTTTTTAGACATATATTTTTTATTATTAATTCATAAGTTCTATCATTCCTCTTGAAGTATTATCTATAAAAGAAATAACTTTAATTGCTAAAGGATTTTCAGAATACTTAAACATTTTATTTCTCACTTGTTGAAAATCCTTAATTGGTTCTGTAAAATCTTCTTCACAAATATCTCTAACTATTTGTGTAGTTTCTTTTTCTTTAGCTATCATTTCTTCAAGTAAATCTTCATCATTTTGTTCTGTAATTTCTTCAAAAGAAATATCTTGAAATAAAGTACTCTCATTTGATAATTTTATTTCACTTGATCCACCTTCTTTTTCAATAGAATAATAATCACTTTCTACATTTGAAAAGTAATTACTAACTTCTAAATCTATTAAATTACCTTTTTCAATATTATATATTTTTTCAGCACCTAATAAAATTGTTCTTCCTGTATAAACTTTTCCATCTTTAACAATATTTTGATTTACAATTTCTCTTGTAGAAAAATTTAAATTTATTATAGGATGTGTTGATGCACCAGATAATTCAATAGCATCTAAATAATTACCTGGAGATAAAGTTCTAAATTTATTATGAAAATGAGCATAATCAAGATATGTTCTTATTTGAACACCTTGTACAAAATAATATAAAGGTGGTTCTACTAATCTTGATGATTGAAAAGGAATTTTACCTTTATTAAAAGCATCATTATTATAAAATACTTTACCATCAAAAACACAATCTAATATTTGATAAAATCTTTCATTAGCTGCTTTTTCAGTATCACCAACATAATAATAACCATATTCATGAATATATGTAAAAATACCTGTAATAGGTTGACCATTTCTCCACCATCTTAATTTATGAAAATAAGGTCTTCCATGATATTCATCATGAGGTTTTGATAAAGTTTCTTCGTAAATATTTAAAAGTTTATCTTTTATTTTTTCTACTTCTTTTTCTTTTATTACGGTTTTTGCCGCTGGAAGAGTTATCAGGGTATTGCTTTTCTCTTCCTTTGTTTCCTTTTTTGTTTCTATAAAAGCAGTACCATATTTTTCAGCATAATATTCATCATCAAAACCACACATCCCATAATTTGGACCATAAACATTAGTATGTTTTGTATTAATGTAACTGGGATTTTGTGATGCATTTACTCTTGTAATAGGAATCATTATTGCATTTTTAAAATCACCATCAGTAATTTTATAAATATGATTTGGTTCAATATCTATAATATTACGATCATCCCCACCAATTGTTCTTAATGAATCTTCTAATGAAGAATAATACATTGAATTTTTATTTTCAACATATACAAATAAAGGTCTTTCTGTTGTTTCATGTGCACTTGAAAGCCAATCTTTAGATTTACCTTTAAATAAATATAAAACATTAGGATTTGTAGTATCAGTAAAAGTTAACGCTGCTCCACCAATATATTCACTTAAAACTTTAAAATTTTTATGAGTATATATTATTTCTAATAATAATTCAGAATCAATTTTATCTCTTTTTATAGTAATTTCTTTATCAAATTTATCAGTATAAGAATTTTCTACTGATTCTTCTATTTCATATTTTTTAGCAAGTTCTTTATGATTTTTTAAAGTACCATTATGTGCACCAATAAAAATAAAATCATTTTCATTATCACCAAAACCAAATGGATGTGCATTATATACATTTATTGTACCATTACTTGCTTGTCTTGTGTGACCAATTACAACAGGAAATCTTTTAGGTCTAATTTCTCTATCTACTATAAAATCATAATAAAATTTAGTAGAGTCTGTTCCAATCTGAATATCACCATCAAAAGAAATTCCACATGAACTTTTACCTCTTTCAACATTTAACATTCCTAATTTATCAAATTTATCTTTGTTAAATTTTTTAGGATCTTTACCTGCCCAACCAAATAAACCACAATTTAATGTGTTATGTTTAGGTTTAAAGATAAATAGTTCAATATAATGTATTAATAATAATATTAATATTGTTTGTATCATTTTTTATATTTTAGTTATTTTTTTTTAATATTAAGCAAAGTTTAATTTTAATTGATGTTCTTTCTCAATTTCAGCAATTAATATTTCAGCTTCAACTTTATTATTGGTATTAATTGTTTCTTGAACACGTTCTGAAAATTTATTAATAAGGGATTCATCCTCATTATTTAGAACCGTTTCAACAGCTTTAATTGTTTGATTAAACACCCACGCAATTAATTCATTTGAATGAATCCAAAAGTTAGATAAAGCTCTACATTCAACACCAAAATCTTTTTGTCTAAAAGAACCTGCTTTACCATATTGTTTTCTTCTTTGATCATCTTTATCTTTTAATAAAGCTGGAAGTGTAACCAACATATCAAACATTTTAACAATTCTTTCAGATATTTCAAAATCAGGATTAGGATATCCAATATGAACATGTCCACCAACACATCTAAAATTTGTATTAGAGTCTGGTGATGGATTTACGTCTTGTAGATAAACATTTAAATCAGGCTCACAACCAAATGTTTGAGCTTGTTCTGTTTGTAAATAAATAGGATTTATTTCTCCAGAAGCTAATGTTGATAATGTACAACCATTAGCTTTAGCTAAAACTTCTAAATGTTCTTTTACAAAATTAATATTTTCAATATATTCTTCAGGTGTGCTACATGGTGGAATATTAAATTCAAATGCAATATTATCTGTTTGAATACAATGACCTTTATCTGTAATTGGATGAGGTTCTTGTTTAGTGCCTGGAATCATTCCTACTGCTGATACTATTTCTCCATTTTTTTCAATGAAAATTTCTGGATCGCTTCCTAATTTTATTTCGTGTTTTTTCATTTATTTTTATGTTTTTTAAAATTCTATATTATTTTTAGTTAATTCTTTTTCAACTTGTTCTTCATCGGATGCGTCCATACCCATTTTATAATAATCTAAACCTGAATCAACATTATTAAGATGTTCTTCATTAATTAGTATAGTACCAGGAGAAATATTAGGTATATATCCATATTTTGAATTTGAATTAGTAGATAATGGTCCTAAAGCAACAGGTTCATAATAAGATTCTGGTTTTTTTTCTTTTTTACTATATTGTAAAACAGTATATTCTAAATTTGTAATAAATTTTTCACCATCAAATCTATATATTTTACCAGTTATATCATTAGCAGCATATCCTAAAGGAAATTCTCCTTCTGGTAATCCAGCAGGTAATGGTTCTTTAATTTCATTTTTAAATAAATATTTATGAATTAAAGATAAACAATAATTTGAACCTTCAGAATCAATACACCATTCTGGATGTGATTGGATACATAATGAATTTGTACCTTTATAATAAACAATTTCAGGTTCTAAAAAATCTTTTGGTAACTTAATTTCTTCATTTCTACCATTTAAATAAGTATTACTTTGAAAATGTGAAGACCATCCAATTAACTCATAATTATTTTCATTTAAATTATAAGGAAACATCATTTGATGATGATCTGATGCTATAGAAATTTGTTTAACCATTTGTTTTTGAGAACCAACACCAATATCTATTATTTGTTCATTATTTTTATGACCTTCAACATGTTGAATTAATGTACCACCGCTATAAACAGTTAATAATTGTGCACCTCTACAAATACCTAATTTAGGTATCTTTTTAATAAATGCTTGAGATATTTTTTCAGGATATAATAATTCAAATTCTAAACTATCTCTTTTTTTGTTAACATGTGTGTATTTACCAGTTTCTTGTCCATAAGATTCAGGATCTACATCTTCTCCACCAGTAAGAATAATTAAATCTAAATTTTTAATTTTTTCTGTTAGTTCTGGATTAGGATTTTTTAATTCTTTTTCAGAAATATTAACAATGTTTAATTCAAAATCTTTAGATAAAAATCTAATAACAGAATCATCTATTATATTTGCACTAAAATGTACATTTAATGGTTTTTTCATATTTTAAACTTTTTTAGCTTTTTCAATAATTACTTTTCTAATTTCATCAATATATTTTTTAGCACATACTGATAATTCTCCAGTTCCATTATCCATAGAACTTGCTGAATTACATTCTAATAAAATATAATCTTGATATTCTCTTGGTCTACCATCTTTATCTTTAGGAGATTGAACTCTTACATCAAAAGATAAAATATCTGCACCAATAGCTCTTAAAGCTAACACACAATCTGTAATAATATCATTCCATGAATTAGGTTTAAAAAAACTTTCATTTTCTTCTAAAAACCATACACAAATATCATCATGTCTTCTCCATTTTTGATCTTCAGGTACATCTTGTTTTAAAGCTTTTCTACAAGCATAAAAACAACCTTGTTCTGTAATATGTAATCTAAATTCATGACCATAATTCATAAATTTTTCAAAAATATAACCAGAAGGACTATGTGTTTTTATCCAAGACTCTAATTCCTCTGCGCTTTTTACGAGAGTGTTTCCTTTTCCTTTTGACCCGAAATGTGCTTTCGCCACTATTGGAAATTTCTCTGATGCCCAACCCTTCAATGTTTCTAGATTCGTATATGATATCCATTCTGCTGTTTTTACGTTAGCTTGTTGAAACTTTTGTTTCATTAATAATTTGTTTGCTGAATTTTTAATACTTTGTATAGTATTAATTTCAATTCTTTTACCACCATTTGCAATAGTATCTTCAACTTCTGTTGTAGAACCAAATCTAACAACAGATTGATATGGTAATAAAGATAAATTTTTAGTTTTAGCTCTAAGACAATCATGACTTGGATGTCTTGATAAAATCATAGGTCTAAAAGTAGTAATTTTTTTAGTATTTTTATTTTCAATAGATTTTCTACTTGAAAATAATTCTGATTGATTTTTTAACTTTCTAGTTGGTACCATTTTTTAATAATTTATTAATAATTAATGAAGCTAAACTGTCATTTATTTCTTCTGGATGATATTGTACACCATATATATTATCACTAAATTTAGCAATTTCAACATTTTTAAAAGTATTGTCAATAGCTAAAACTTCAATAGATGTACCTTCAATACCTTCTAAGAAACAACCTTGATGATGTAATGAATTTACTTCATATTTTTTTATTCTTTTAAAACTTACTTCATCTACAATACTGAATAATCCAGGTTTTGCTTCTAAAGTATCTACTTTTTCAAATCTTCCTTTATTAGAATAAGTAAAACCATAATTTTGTTTTAATTGTGCACCAAATTTTACACATAACTGTTGAAACCCTAAACAAATTCCAAATATTGATGTACCTTTTTCTAAATATTGATCTAAATTATTATCATAAAAATACTGTTTCATCACATCAGTATTAGATGTAAAAAATCCAGGTACCTGTCCCATTGATTGTGGTGCAATATCTAAACCACCAGGTAATATCAATAAATCAATTGTATCATCTACACCTTGTTGTGGTGATAAAATTTGTACTATACCAAATTTACTTAACCAGTCAATATATGGTTTTGTAACACCAAAACTATTATCACCTGTATTCCATCCAACAACTCCTATTTTTTTTTCCATTTTATTTATATTTATATTTTGTTTTATTTTGTTTTCTATAACCATTTAATTGTCTTGATAATGTTGATTGATTTATATTTAATATTCTTGCTAATTCAGAACAACTTTCATATATCTCACCAGTTTCTATATTTATAACTTTTTTTGAATTATGATGATTATTTAATTTAAAATATTCAGTAATAGAATTTTTTATTTTTAATTTTGTTTTTTCTAAATGAATATTTCCTAAATTAACATTTCGTATTTTTAATTTAGTTTTTTCACTTAATTTACCACTTTTATCATCAGTAGTTGTTAATCTACAATTTAAACCTTTATTTACACAATTATATAAATCCTGATAATATCTTTCACGTTCATTTAATTGTTCAATATCACATTCTTCTAATATTTCAAAAGTATGATTAATATAACCATATTTATTTAATGAATTATATAATTTTCTTTGATATTTACAATCTAAAAATTTATAATCATTAAATCTTTTTTTAATATTAACAGATTGACCAATATAAATTCTATCAATAGGGTTTGTAATTTTGTAAATTCCAATCATTTTTTTTATTTTCTTAATTTATAATCGTGATAATCTACGTAATCATAATCTTTTATGATATTTAAATCTGTTATATGTGAATATTTATTCATATATGTAACAGCTTGTCCATAAGGAGTTTTTATTACTTTTTTATCATTAATATTGTCTTTACAACCTGCATGTTGATAACCTTTTAATTTATTAATATTTTCCATAATTAAAGCACTTACTTTATAAACTTCAAATATTACAGAAGTTGAACCAAATTTTAATCCTACTTTACTGTTATTACTATCAACATCTATTAGTTGATATTCAGGTTTAGATAAAAAATCTCCAATGTATTCTGCATTATTTAATAAATGATGTTGTTCTAAACCTTTTCTTAATTCACAACAAACTGCTATTACTCTTGTGTTAATTTCTTTATGTAAATTCATTTTTAAAAAGGCATTAATTGTTTATTTATTAATTCTTTAGCTTTTATATTTCCGTATTTTTTTACAAAATCTGAAAAATCTTTACATTCATATGAATCATCTATTAAAATTTCAAAAACTTTAAAAGATTCTTTGAATTTTTGAGCAAATAATTTACCCCAATTTTCTTCTTTATCAAAATCATTATCATAAAAAATATAAATATCTAAAAATCTATTACTTAATTGGTCAAATATTTGTTGTTTAGGTAATACATTTTCACATTGTAATGCAACAGAAGGTACTCCTGTTATTTCATAAATAGACATTACATCTTTTAGTGATTTTGTAATAATTAAATTTTCACCAGTTTCTGGTAATTGTGACCAACCTTGCCATATACTATTGTTATGACTATTTATCCATTTATATGTTGTATTAAATGGTTGATAAATTTTATAAGTTTCTTTATTGTCTTTAAATTCTTTAAAACAATAAGAATGTTTATCTGCTGTTATTATTTTATCATTTACAAAAAAATGAGATATTGGTTCAACATTAAAAAATTCTAATGTTTTTAAACTAATTCCATATTCTTGCCAATATAACAAATCATAAGATTTCCATTCTCTTCTAGTTTTTTGAAGACTTAATGTACCTGCTTTATGTAAAAATTCATTTCTACTAATTGGTGTAATATTATTTGTTTCAGTTTTACCAATTTTTTTAACAATAAAATCATCTTCCATTCCAAAATCAATTGCAATTTTAGAACAAGCTTCAAAATATGTTAAATTAAATAACATTTTTACAAATGTAATACAATCTCCACCACCTAATTTAAAATCTTTAAAACATATTTCACCACCATCTCCAATAAATAATCCAAAAGAAGCATTATTTTCATTTCTAAATGGTGATAAAATCATTTTACCAGGAACTATTTCTTCATTGATATATTTTTGATAAATTTCTAAATCTGTTATATATTTCAATAACAGTTCTTTATTAACCATTTTTTTATTTAAGTTAATCATAATTTTTTAATTCTATTATAACATCTTAATTCACATAAAAAGTGATGACTAAAATAATGTCTTGTTTCATTAGACCAATTATATGTACGACATAACCATAATTGATCTGAATACTCTTTATTTCCTTTTTTATATTTTTTTAAAAGTCTTTGTTTTTTAATTAACTTTTTTATGTATTTTACTATATTCATTTCATTTTGTTTAATTTTTAGTTAATATTAGAAGTCAAGACAGGACTCGAACCTGTATGAAAGTTATTTTCTTATTTCTAAGTGTAGGTTCTATTTACTTTCTAACCTACTTATTAGGCTTACGTCTACCATCGACTGAGAAAAGCCCAGCCCATTCCGCCACTTGACTACCAATGCTGAGAACTCATTTGTGTTGTAGTGCTTCTATTCCTGGGTTTCCACCATCCAACTCCCTATTACTTTCTCAAGGTAACAACACGTTTATTTATTACCAATCAGTTGCTGGAGCTGAAGCTGAGTCAGTTGCTGGTGCGTCTGCTTCAATTCTTTCCATTAAATCTGCTGGTTTTTTAGCTAATCTTGAAACTGTTGTATCAGAAGATTCAACAAAATCAAAATATCTAAGTCCTAAATATTTAGAAGCTTTTTGTGTAGTACCATAAGTAACAAACACATTAACTGTTTTACCTTCAGAATTTTGTCTAATTAAAGAAAATAAATAATCAACTACCTCTTTAGCTGTATCTTTATTTTCAAAAACAAAATCTTTTGGTAATACAGATTTAGCAATTGATAAAATTCTACCAATTGTCCATCCTTCTAAATCTTTATTTCTTTTTTCATCAAATAAAGGATTTGGTGCGGGATAATAAAATCCTACATTTACATCTCCAATAGCATCTGAAAATACCACCTTATAATCAGGTGCATTATCTGGATCTACTGCTGTTTTTTTATTTACAGCAATTTTTACGTTATTAACTTTTCCTGCAATTCCATTATTGAAAATTGCAACACTTCCATCAAAACTCTTATCATTTAAGTTAAAACTCATATATTCTTTCTTTTAAAATTATTTTTTGGCTTATATAAAAAATGAGGTTTTTAGAGAACCTCTTAACTCATATTTATTACTCTATAAAAATCTTACTCCAATCAATGGTTAATTTACCATCTTTATCAGATTCAATTAATGTTATAGTTTGATTCTTCAAATGGTCAGGTCTAGACCCTACAATTAAAGATTCTGAAGGCGCAAAATTTACTAAAGTTTTATTATCGTCACGATATACATAACCTATTGCATCTACCTGAGAACATAGTATAGATGCTATTTTACCAGTTAACGCTAATCCTCTAGATTCCATTTCTTTTCCTTCTTTTTCAACAAATTTAGCTTTAAGGTGTCCTAAAATAATTAAGGTATCACACAAAGGTTCTATTTCATTTAAAATAACATCCATTGCTTCTCTAAGATATTGATAACCAGCTCCATTTGGTAGCTTAGTTACATCTTCTCCAGTCCAATTTCTTCCCATTGGTGTTTTACGATACAATATGTTTGCTAATTCCAATGCAATATCTTCTAATGCGGATACAGTATCTAAAGTGATAAACTTATAAGTATAACCTCCTTTTTTTTCATTGGATTCTCTTATAGTATTAATTATTTCTTTTAACACTGTTAAAGGTGTTTTATTGTTATCTCTTGCGAGTTGTAACACATTTATTTTTAAAGCATCTAAAAATTCAGAACCATTTTCTAAATCTAAAATAAGGTTATTTTCCAAAGCAGCCACTGCTGTAGTTTTACCTGATTTAGGATTTGAAAATAGAATAATCTTTTTAGGATTTACTCTTGATGCTTTAGTTTTTTGTGTAGGTAATTCAATCATACATTTGTCTTCCGTCCATATACCACCACTATTAAATTATTTTCTAATACTTTTTATAAAATTACATACTTTATGTAATTTTTCACCATCATCTGGTAAAGGTAGTTCTTTAAAATAATTAACTGCACCATCAAAATATAATGGACAAATAGTTCCACCACCGCCTTCTCTTCCTCCTAAGATTTCGAGGAATCTAATATTATCTTTAAAAAATGTAACATCATAACCATGATAGTCCTGTATCTCATGTCTAAATGGACTAAACAAACCAACAACAACATTGGCATCACGTTGAGTTTCTTTATTTCCAGCTAAACCATCTAATGTTGGTTTTAATTTATTATATTTTTTATTTTCAATTGATTCTTGGGCAGCAGCTTGTTGTTGTATAACGACAGGTATGTATTTGAATCTATTACGAAGTTTAATTAAATAATCTGAACTTAATTTTCCTATTGATTCATGTAATGTCATAGGTATTCCTGTATCATAGTTTTTTTCAGGACTAATAAGTCCAATATGATCTATCATTACAATTACATATTCTTCAGGATTATTAGGTTCATAATAATCTTCAACTTCTATTGCTTTACCATCTATAGTAATAGTTCTATAATGAACTTTACCATTAGCTAAAGCATATTTTCGTACTAAATTGTACATTCCGTAAGGATTTCTTACGTCATCAATAAATTCAACAATTTCTTCAATTTTGTTAAAATATTCTTTATATTTTTCTATAATATCTAAAACTTCTTGAGGTAAAATATTATCTGCTTTTGTACTTTTTAATTGAGTCGGACTCAATCTAATACCTTCTTTAATATATAAAATATTAGAGAATGCTGACAACATCTTTTCTTCTTTAGACATTTCAAGACTAAAATAAAAGATTTTTAATTTAATATCTAAATTATTATCTATTACTTGTTGTATTGTGTTGTATAGAAACAACCAATCTGCAATTTGTGTTTTCGTTTGAAATTATCATATTTTACATTGTCCTTTAGAATATCCCATTAATGACATAATGTTATAATAGGTATATTCACCTTTTCCTTTTTTATCAAGTTTTGCATTACTAGAGTGATAATTAAATAAATATTTATATTTTTTATCCCATTGATCCTTACCAATGTACATTAACACCCATTTATGAATATCAGGACAAAATAAAAATCTTAATTTTGTTGTTTTTACAACTTTTTCTAATTGTTTAGCAAAATGTTTTTTAGAACAATTTGGATAATATGTTTTAATTACAGAATATAAATCTTCAAAGCTTCTATTACCTCTTCTACATTGTTGATTTTGATAATTTTCATCAAAATAAGTTTTTGTAAAATTGTAAAAATATGAAGTTGTATTTATATCGTAACATCTTTTTAAAAACGTAGTTATTCTCTCTCCTTTAATCTTTTCTTTTTCTACGTATAATTTCATTTTCTATAATTTAATAATTAAATTTATTATTGGTTTATAATACCATACCAAAGTTTAATTTGATTAGTTGAATTAGGATTTAAAAACCATCCACTATCATGTGTAGATAATTCAGTTAATATGTTGTGATAATCTTCATTATTATCTACTTGATTAGTAGAACACATCCACATGCCTCTAGAAGTAGAACTTTCTGTAAAATAAGTAAATACTGTTGTAAACAATGCTTTTTTTAATTCAATAAAATCATCGTCTTCTATTTCAACAAATTCTTCATTTTCTAAATAATTACATAAATGGTTTATACCTTCAATCCTATTAATTCCACATGAAAAGCCATTATTAGATTGTAAATTTAATGAAACATTAATTGATTTTTCATTTTCATTAATGTCTACATATCTTAATATTGAACCATTATATGTAATTGAATTAATACAATCTTGTTCTGTTCTAGCAGGTGGTGGTGGTACTACAACCAATTCTTCAAATAATGAAGCATCATATCTTACATTTTTACCAGAATCATTTATAATTCTTACGTAACCATCTTCTTCACTTAATATTTGGTATTCTTGACCTTCTGTTAATTTATAATTTTTAGCGTTTCTGCAAATTTTGTTCATTTTTTTCTAAATTTAATATTTATATTTATAGTCTAGACTATCTCATCATCCTATAAGGATGTCGGACGCTATGGGCTGATCGTAATCTCCCTAGTCGTTACACCTTCATCAGTCTTCCCTGAAGCTTGGCACGGTATTGTCTACTTTAATTTCCAAGTTTTTAACAAATATCTTTCAGCTTTTTTAAAATCTTTAGTTTTTAAGATATTAAATAATTCTGTTTTTTCTTTAACCAAATCAATTTTAGATTGTTCAAAAATACAAGAATAATATATTTCTTTTGAATCAATACTAAAAATACATTCTTTTAATGTTTTATATGGTTTATTTAAAACATGAATTTCTTTACTAAAATCATTATGTTTTTTACACCATATCATATCTCTAGGTCCATAATAATATGGAATATTATTATGTAAACTATTAACATGACTATAATAATGACCTAATATAAAAGCATTTTGAATTCTAACACCAGATTTATTAATTAAAATAATATTTTCTAATATTTTTTTAATACTTGCTGTTCTAACAAATCTACAAAGTCTAAAACAAAATATTTGTCTTCTTTCTGTTGTATTTTCAAATTCAAAACTTTTTTCAGTTATGTTTGTAATAACAGTTCCTAATCTAAATCTTTTAATAATATCAATTAATAATATTACATCTGATTTATCATGTGATTCAAATTTATGTTTTAAACCATTTTTATAACTATCACCACAACCATATGATTCAATATTATATCTTACTTCTAAAGTACCTATATAATTATTACCACTAATATTTTTTAATTTTGTTAAATATTTACTCATTTTTTTAAATAGATTTTCACCGTTTTCATCCGATTTAATAATAATTTTTTCATAATTTATTCATCATTTCTTCATAATCTGCTAAAGAATAACCATCTACACCTTTTTTAGTATAATAGTGTTCTTTACTATGATTACTTATCCAACTTGCTGCTTTATTGTTAACAAACTTAATTACAGGTTTGTTAATTTGTGTGCACCATACTAAAATAATAGATTTGTCTTCTTCCATAAATTGTTTAACAATTCTAACAACCGCTTCAAAAGTTGTTTTTGGAAATCTAGACATAACTATTTTATGTAAATCTGTAATACTTCTATTAGCTGTTGATTTACATTGTATTTCTGTACAAGCTTCATTTGAATATGTAATGTAAGCTTTACCTCTTAAAAAATATCTAACAAATTGTTTTCTATTAGTTGTTTGAGGTACATCATTTAAAGAAACATAAATAATTTCTTGATTATTTTGGTTCATTTTTTTTAATTTTTTCTAATTTGTAAAATTACTATTTTTACATCTAAATATTACTATTTAGCTGGGCAAAACACTCATACGTAAATAACGTATGTCAAATTTATAATTACCCACTTTTGAATTTGCCGATACTAGGTAGTATTTACCTTGTTCAATACCAGGGTTTTCCTCTTCAAATCGAGGTAAACTCCACGGAATACAATTTATTTTACCTGATAAAATTCTATCACGTCGTTCTACTAGAGTACCAAATACTCTATCATATAAACTATTTTGTTCTGTCATAAATTTATTTTAAAGTGCTTGTCCAGTTGTCAGTTACTTTTGTATCTATCTCGTCAATAAAAGCACTCAATCTTGAACTTTCTTCTTTACCGTCTTTTTTGTAAATAAAATAATCAGCTTGTTGTAAGTAAGTTAAACTATTTAAAGAATTTATGTATATGTCCGCTGCTTTAAGTATTTGTTGTGGTGAATATGTAGGATTTTCTTGCATCCATCTTCTCATTTTCTCTTTACAAGTACTTAAACTACCCATGCTTCCAGGTTTTAAACCTTTCCATTTATCTCTAAATTCTTCAATAAAACTGTTTAACTCGTTACTAACAAGTCGTTCTGACTTTCTTATTTCTTTTTTACTTTTAACAGAATTTACTTTTTCTATTAATAATAATTCTATTAATAGATTACCTTTTTCACGAATAATTATTTCATGTTCAGCTAGTTTTATAAATTGTTTTTGTTGTAAGGAATCTAATATGTTAGATTCTGTTTCTAAGTTTTCATACAAATGTATTAAACCTAAAAATTCATTAATAGAAATATTCTGTTCTTTCAATACTTGAAAATCAAGTATATAAGAATTTTCTATCATTTTTTAATTGTTTTTTTTAAACATTATATAATAAAAACCTAATAAAAATATTACAAATAATAATGTTTGTAAAACTTCTTTTGTATTTTCATCCATAATTAATTCATTGTTGGTGAAAAATAACTTTGTTTAAAAGCTTTCCAATCACCAGATTCTACTAATCTTTCTTGTGGTATATCATTTACATAAATATATACACTTGCTTCACCGTAAGGTGTTTCAATAGATATTTTATCATAAAATGTATTATTACCACCAGGAGTATAACCTTCTAATCTATCAACTCTAGCTGCAACTGTATCATCTACAGCATAAACTTCCATTGTAACAGATGTATTACCACCTGTTTTAAGTCCTGGATAATAACCTAAACTATAAAGACTAAATTCAGGTTTTGTTTGAAAATCACCTAAATATTCAGAAGCTGATAGTAAATGGTCATTTCCCATATTTTTTCTGAGGCTCCCGTATACACTAATTAATATTTTTTTATTATTCATTTAATTTATTATATTTTTTTAATATTTCTCTAATCATTTGTTCACTCCAATCTTGTTTTAAAAAATGTCTTACAACTGAATAACAACTTTCACATTTATTTGTACCTTCTAATCTTGGATACATCTTACAAATATTACATTGTTTAGGTTCTTCTTTGGGAATAGTGAGAGTATAATATTTTTTTACTTAAAGAACCATCTCCTTCATCATCTATTGTTGGGTAGTGTGTAACAACTTCAACACTCTCACAACCCTGATTCTTAACAAACCACTCTAAGAAGTCAGTAGGTATTTCTTGGATGCCATCTGCAATTAAGTCTTTGTCTGTGGTTAGAATGATTTTTTCAGAATATGCATTATCTATTTTATTAACAGACTTCATCATTCTATCATAACTCCAACTATCTTTAATTTCTTCATAATTAGTGATGTAGATGTTTTGATTAGTGCTTCCAACAATTTGTGGTAAAAAATCATTAGACCAATTAAAATGCTCTGTAACATTTATTTTATAAAACCTACTTGGTTTATCTGTTGGTATTACGTGAATGTTTTTATTTAGTATCATTTTCTTTATATTTTTCAATTATTAATAAACAACTATCTCCAACTTTCCATTTATTTTCATATTCAAATGGAATTGCTATTTCTTTAGTAGTGGTTGCATTTTGCACCCATATTTTTGGTAATTTTCTTGCAACACCTGTTAGTATTCCTTTTTCAGTTTCAGAAACCTTACCATCAATAATTTCTTGACCTATATGTGTATATTTTGGTTCTGTACAAGAAACAAATAATATAATTATTATAAATATGTATATATTTTTCATTACCAATCTTCATTAGTTTCAAAATTATCTTCATTCATCGCAAATATAAAATCATCTGCAATTTGTGAATCAACACTACCGTTACCATTACATAAATTACATTTTTTATATTCAAAACCTTTAGTTTGTTTTGGAACCATTATTTCTTTAATACCAAGACATTGAGGACATTCTGTTAAATTATTGTTCATCTTCTATATATTTTTTAAGATCGTTAAATGTTAATTCATCTGCGAATTCTAATGTATGATTAAAACTATTATGTGGTGATACATTTGGTGTATAAAATACATATTTATTTACTGTTGAACAATAAGAACTACATATAACACCAATTTTTAATAAAGATAAAATTGTTTTAATAATATCTAAAAATGTTACTTCAGAATAATAATATTTAGTAATTAAATAAATATCATGTAAACTTCTTCTACGATTTACATCACAAATTTGTTGATGATATATATCTATAGTATTACATTCATTATTATAAGTTTTAAAAAATTCAATAATAAAATCTTCAAATTTAGAATGTTTTGAATTTATAAATTCTTTAGTTAATAATTCTTTTTTTTCAATTTTATTATAATGACGTTTATATCTATTACTAGGAAATCTTGAAAAAGGTAAAGGATCAGGTAACCACATTCCTTGTTGAATACCACCTTGATAACCAACATTTACACCAGGTAATTGTCCAACTTTAGGTTTTTCCTCATATATTATTTGTTGTAACATATATGGTGATACTTTATTTAATCCTGTTTGATAATAATCAATCCAATTTTTAATATTAGTTTTAAGTTCTAAAGCTTTTTTAATAGCTTCTTTTTTAGCTATTTTTTCAGCATTTAAATAATAATATAAATCATAAGAATCTTTAAAAATACCTAAAAAGAATGTAGTAATAGAAAGTATAGGTGTCAATAATAAAAATATTCCAACAAATATCGCCGTAACTATATTTACAATAGATGTAAACATTAAACTTTTTTTACAAATTTCATATTCAACTACTGGCGATTCTTTTTGAATTTTATGTAATTCTTTATACAACCATGTTTTTTTCATTTTTTATTGTTTTTGTTCATGTTCTACATATTTTTCTAAATGGTTTAAACTAGATTTTCTATAACCATCTTTACCATAAATATAATAAACACCATTGAAAAAGATAAATTCAGGATTATCTTGAGTTTCTGAAAACCAAGTCTTATTGTTTTTATTTAACCAACTAAAATTTCCTTGACCATCGCCACATTTTTCATCTAATAAATCAGAATAATCTCCAGACTTTTCAGAATATGTAGGATATGCAAAAGCTGTATTTTCTAATGTTGGTTTTTTAATAATTTTGTTCATATTTTATTTTGTTAGTAATTTGTTCATAATCTTCTAATTTATTAATGTCCATATAATCAGCAATTTGATGAATACTATATTCTAAACCTAAATCTTCTTCAATTTTTTCAGCAATAATAATAGGATTAGAAGTTTTATATTCATAACTTACTAAATCTACAGCTACAGCTAATTGTGAGTATGGTTTTATCATTTTTTAAAATAATGTTAGTTGATTAAAATTGTTTATTTCATCAATAATCTTTTGTGTTGCAGATATATAATAATTATAATTAATATTATATTCTTCCCATGATTGTTGTTGATGATTATTATGTAAGGTTACAGCTTGACCAACATTTACATGTTGCATTGTACCTTGACCATGTTTTTGTTTAAATAAATAAGCACCTTTTTTATTAAAATAATATCTATTTAATTGTTGTTGAATTTCTCCATTCCAATACACTTTAAAATCTTTACCAATCTTATTACTTTTACAATAATCATAAATATGTAAATCATATTTATCAGGATTAGATATAAATTCTCTAGGTGAAATATCTTTAGTATAATAAGCTTCTAAAGCTTTTGCAATTACTAATTCATCTACGGAATTACCTAATAATGGTTTAGGAACAAACAATCCTTTTTGTTTATATTTACCATCTTGAGTTATCGCTATATAATTATTTACATTTTTATAAATAATTTTAGAATAGTTTTCATGTTCTAAATCTAAATTAAAAGATTTACATGTTTCATCTAATAAAAATTCATATTTCTTTAAATCAGTTTTAGGTACAAGTACTTCAATTCCATCTGTATTAGCACTAACTACTTGCCAATTATTCAATAAACATACTTCAATACATTTTGTTAAAATTAATTGACCAATAATTCTTAATTTCATTGCTCCTTCAGGATAATATAACCAAGAATGTTCATTATCAAGTAAACCTGATGTTGAATTTAAAATAAGTTTAAGAAAAGTATCTTTAGATTTATTTTTCTCTTTTTTAGCAACTAATCTTTCAGTTTTAACTTGTTTGTATTTATCTAATACTTCAGGATATCTAATACATAAATAATTTATAATTAGATTTGGGTATAGTGCTATACCCTTAATCTAGTATGTCTCCATCTAGTTGGACTATATCATCTTTTAAAATTTTTATCCAGCGATAACCGTACATTGTTGGTTTTGAACCACTACAGACTGAATAAATATTGTGTGTTTTATATGTAGGATTTTCGTTAATAATATCTTTAACTTTATTCCAGGTTTTAATTAATGTTTTACCATCTTTAGAGTATTGTTCAATAATATATTTTGTCATTGAATCTGATACTTTTTTTCTCATAATTTTAACAGCTTCTGGGTTATTTTTCCAATAATTTGAAGCAGCTAAACCTGTTTTAAGTCTTTGATTAGGATCTTTATATCTTTTATACAAAGCTTTACTATATTTTTTTCGAGTTTCTTCATGTACAATCATTTTTGTACTAGAATCTCTTCTTAAATTATATCCTTTATCTCTATTATAAGACATATAATAATCCATCCAAAATAATTCTTTATCTTTAAAAATATTTTCAATATTTTCTTGATTTTTATCTATTATTTCTAAAATAAAATATTCAAAGTTTTCTTTACCATATTTCCACCAAGCATTTATAAAATGTTGATTTTCACTTTTAATATTTTTTGAATTTAAATTTGAAATATGATTCCAAATTCTTTGTCTTATATTTATAGATTTTCCTATATATACTTTTTGATTTATTGTATTCCTAATACAATAAATACCACACACATTTTCATGTAATTTTAATGTTTTCATAAATAATTATATTTTATACAAATATAATCAATTTTATGGTAATATCTTAATTATTTAGGATAAATTTTATAACATTTAAAATTATTTTAAAAGTTCCCTGTTTAGTCTCTGAACCTTCATCCTATAAGGATGCTTGGCTGCGGATTGACCAATCTTTATCTTTTTTACTATACTGAGGGAATTATTCTCACCACATAATATATTACTATTTATGTTTAGTAGATAAAGCTCTAAGGTTATTCCCGTCAATTTAAGGAATTTTAGTTACGCCACTTTAACGCAACATCTGATGTTTTAATTTGTATTAAATCATCTGTATAATAACACTCATTGTTATTAACACTATGTAGTCCACCAATACCATAAGATAATTTAATAGAAGTATTATTATGATTTACAATTAAATCTTGACTAAAACTATTTGTTGAATTACAAACATCTGACCATAATTTTTGAAATATAGGTAATTTAAAATCAGGATTAAAATTTTTTAATAACTCACCTAAATATAATACAGGTTTTTCAAATCGTTGTTTTCTGACCTCATTTACATTTTTACGAGTAATTCTACAATAATCTTGCAATAATGCTTCAGAAGCAATCTTAGGGGCATCCCATGACCAACAATCAAGTTTATAATCTTTATTAATATTAGCTCGAAGTTTTATTTCTTCTTCCATTTTACTACATAACAATTCAGTAATAGTTAAATCATGTACTGTATTATATGTACGAAGTTTTGGTAAATCTTCTAAAGTTAATATACTATCAGGTTTATATGGTAATTCTTGAACTACATCATAACCTAATTGTATTGCTAAAGATTTTAAACTAATTTTTTTAGATATTCTTAACATTTTAGACCAATAACAAAATAAATCAATATCTGTCCAATTTGTTTTAAACCATTTTAATTTAGATATTTCATCATCATAAATATCTCCAATAATTTTATCTGATAAATATTTTAATTCACCACATATATTTTCATATTGTAAATCTTTAAGATTTTGATAATTCATTAAAATATACTTAATAACTAAATTATCATAATGAATTCCGTTAAAAGTTATTAAAAAACCATTATATGTTTTAAAATAATTATAAACTTTATGAATATCATTTTGTTGTTCACTTATTTCATAATAAGTAATTTGTTTTGTAGTATAATTTTTTATACCAACACAAAAAAAGTTAGTATAAACTTCTATATCCATTACTATTTTTCCTTCATTCATCCATATATTTAATTTAAAGTGAGTCATACTTTAAATAATGGATTTAAAAGAAATAATTAGGCTAATTACTACGGTATTAATTAAGCTTCACGAAAGCACCTAATTACTAAATTATTTTTTAATTTTTAAATATTTAAATAATATGTTTTTTCTACCAAAATCATCTATTGATAATTTATGGCTTGGTGTTACTAATAAATAGATTAAATGTATAATAAATCCTAAAAAGAAAATGGTAGCTATCATTAAAATAACTACCATTACTATGTTGATAAACATTACACTTCAAATTTAATTGCACTTAAATCATGAGCAGTATCTTCAAATACTTTCATAATTTGTTCTTCAGAACGTGTACGTCCTTTTTCATCTTTTAAGACAGCATTATTAATACTACTTACTTGTTTTGTACCATCTTCAAAATGGTATGTGACTGTTGTTAAATTCATATTAATATGCTAATTTAATATTAGGTTGTTTACATTGACTACCAAATTGTTTCCACAATTCACCAACTAACGGTTTAGGAAAAATATTGTTGTCCATAACGTGATTCATCAGTTTTTTGAACGCATATTTTCTACCTACAATTTTTTCTGGTTTGTCACCATGACGAAGTCTAACTTCTCTTGAAGCTAATTCCTCATTTGTTTCTACATTTTTAGCAATAGCTACTGTAGTTCCATTTTCTTCGTATTTAAAAAATACTTTTACATTTTCTGCTTTCATAATTGTTTAATTTAATTTTTGTTATTTAATTTTTGTTTTACTAATTTTTCTAAATCTTCAGTATTAATATCTTCTGTTGATGATTCTCCTTTTTTAAAAGGTATATATGTATCTGGAAAAAACTTTAATAAATCATTTAGTGATAAACATGGTTTATTTAATAAAATATATTCTTCAGCTTTTTCTTTTGTTGAAAAATATTTAACATTTTCTGAAGGTTTTACACTAAAATCTTTTTTACAATATCTAATATTTAAAGCTTTATCAACAATATAAATTGGAGTATAATACTTATCAATATTTTTAAAAATATCAACACCATCTTCAGTAGTAAACAACTTTTGTTTAAGTTTTTCTAAATCTTTTAAATATCTACCATTAGATTCTAATACTGTAGTAGCTAATAAATGATTATTTTTAATGTAGAATTTATCAATACATCCATATTTTGTATTATCATCAATAGTAAATATTTCACCATCTGATAATCTTTTTATGGAATGAATTAAATAACCAAAATTTATAGCTTCTGATTGAGTTAGTAGTTTATCATTAATATGTGTTAATTCAAAACTTTTATATATTTTACCATTTTTAACAATATAAGATAATATCTCATAATCTTTTTCAATAATTTCTTCCCAAAATTCAGATTGATTTTCAATATTGATTGGATTAATACTATAATAACCACATTCTGAAATATAATTAGCATTTTCATGCTTTTTAACCATAGTATTTAACTTAGGACTACCTGGATATTTTTTAATCAGTTTATATTTCTTCATTTTACAATGTTTTTAGTTAATATTCTACATTGTGGTCCTGTATAATTATTATTAACATGTTTATAAAAAGCTACAGATTCATTATTAATATATTGTAAATCAATAATTTCTTTTTCATCTACTTCTATAATTTTATTATTAAATAAATCTTTTTGTTTATTAAATCTATCACCAATTTTAAATCCATTATGTAACACGTATTGTTTAAATTGTTCAAATGTAATTTCTGGTCTTGTTGTATTTGGTAAATTACTTTTATATCCTATACCATAACCTTCTTCTGTAATATGTGAAAAATGTTTAATATCGTCAAAATTATTGATATACTTAGGATTTAAAAAAGTTCTCCATAAAATCAATGTATTTAAAGATTTATCACATACTTTTAATTTCCATGTTTCAGGTAATTTAAAATCTTCTACAATTTTAACAGGTTCTGAATATAATTCAATTTTATCTAAACCTATACCATATTCCCAATGAGTACTTGTTAAAGCACATATTTGAGATTTATCTTTAGACCATCTAAAATCTGTTATTGTAAAAAGTTTACCTTTATTTTTAGAATCTTTAGTAAATACAGTAATTTTATCACCTAATTCAAATATAGCTCCTTCTGAAGATTCTACTTTAGTAATATAAGTATCTATATTTTTTAAAAGTTTAAAATCTAAAACTTTATCTTTAGGTTCTTCTAATTGTTCTTTTAAAACATATTTTTTAAATTGTTTAAAAGTTATTTCTGTACCATAAATATTTTTATCAAGATTAGTTCCTACAAATGGACCATAAAGTATATTACATTGATTTTTAATTAAATTTAGTCTTAAAGTATTTTTATAGTTCCAATTCCAAGTAGGTTTAATTTTATTTATATAGTCTGTAATAATTTTATGATTTTCTTTATTTACTAATAATGTCCATTTCTCAGGCAACACAAATTCAGGTTCTTTAACTGCAAATTGAGCATTATAAGCTTCTTTTGTTGATGGTTTGAAATAATCAGTATTTAAATAATAATTATCATATATACTTTTTACTCCTGATTCAAAATTAATAGTTTTATCTTTATTTAATTTATAAATTTTACCAAATTTCCAAGAACTATCATTTTGATTAATGTATTCATAATATTTAGGAATAAATGTTTTCATAGCTTCATCATAAGATACAAATTTATCAGCAGCGATACATGCTTCAAGCCAATGTTTTTGTTCTGGTGTTGCTTCTACAACTCCTTTACCATCGAAAGCACCATTAGTTCCAAAGACATTAATTTTAAAAACACCATTTCCATTATATCCTAAATAATATTTTGAATCAATATGATCCCACATAAAAATAGGACCTTTTTTATGTTTATAAATTTGATTTTCAACTAAATCTTTTTTTTCTAATTGTTTCATTTTGTTTATTTTAGTTAATTAAGAACAAATAACTTCATTGTTCATCCATTCGTCCATCTCATCTAAATAATGAGTTTCATCTTGTTGTTTCATAACCATTTTGGAGGTTTAATGTTAATATTATTAAATATTTTTTTTGAAAATATAAACAAAGCAAAAAGAAAATAAATCCAACTAAAAAAAGAAAATATAATTGTAGCAAATATATCACCCCAATCGTTTTTATTATTTTTAAATCTTACATATTTTGTAAGCATATAAGAAGCTAAATAACCTGATATATATATTAATATATAAATTTCTTTTGTTTCCATTATTTAATTAATTTAAAGTCATATTTAACTTGTTTTTTACGATTGAAGAAATATCTATCAATATTTCTATTGTATTTTTCTTCCCAAGATGTTTTTTCCATTTGATAATACACTGGAAATCCTAATATATCAACACATAGTTGAAAATATAGCAATGTTATAATCTTTTTCATTTTTTTAATTGTTTTAAGTTATTTTAATTCATAATATTTAAAAAATGTGAGTTACTCATATTACGCATTCATCATACGCTAAACTTTCACTCACACAATTAACTAACTAATAATAAACATTATGAAGTTTATTGAAGTTGTGATAGGGGTCGAACCTACATTCTCCCAACACCAGGTTGGGCATCCTACCCTTAGAAGACACAACCTATTCCAGTTTAGATGGGTTCTCATCCCTCTACAGACAAACGCACGGTTTTATCTAAACTACGACTACCTGGCTAATTTTCGAGATTAGATTGCTTATATAGGACACATAAGGTATTTACGATATTATACGAACAGGTTAATGTAGGCGATGCTCACTATTTTTAATAGCTTCTCTTCCTACTATGCATTATTGATGGTTATGCTTCCACTAATCACAACCACAATTATCATCTTCAGGATTACCATTATGATTTAATGGTTCTTGTGTCGTATAATAATTAATTTCTGGTTTTTTTAAAGTATCTACTTCATCATGTATAAAAGGAATTTTACTTCTTTTTTTTAACAATTTTATATGTAGATTCTTTATAATACCAGTTATTGTGTGGTTTTTTAATGTATTTAAGTTTTTGTTCTTTAGTTAATAAAGTTTCTTTAGAAAATGTAGAAACATCTTCAGATTTACAATACCAACCAATACCAACAAAAATTAAAAGTAATGTTAAAATCCAATATTTTACATTTTCCATAATTTCAAATATTCTGAATTAGGTTTTTTAATTGCTAAATATAACAATAATAAAACAGTTAATTGAACAATTAAAGGAAATATAAATGTAAATTTATAAAATAAAGAAGTAATAAATAACACAATAATAGATATAATTAAGCTAACATTTTGTGAACTTGCTTCATTTGTGTGAATATATCTAATTTCAGATTTATCTCTTTCTTTTTCCCAATTAATGTTTTTAAGAAAGTAGTTATATTTTCTAATATCTGAATAAGCACCACCCCAAGAATAAACTTCTGTAAATACATCTTTTTCAGATATATCTCTAGAATCATCATTATCGCGATAAAATAATGTACAACAAGTATTTTTTTTATTACCGTTAAATGATTCTCTTGGAGCCATGATAAACCAGTTAGCATAACCTGTTTTAATTTTAGATTTTATAACAGTTTTTTCTTCTGAAACTATTTTTTCTTCAATTTTATAATTTTTTTCTATATCTAAATCATAAAATTTATATTCTGAAGGTTTGTCTAAAGGTTCTCCATAATAATAAATTCTTGTTTCTTTAGTTTTAGCAGGAATTACAACATCTGAAGAATTATCATCAATAAATGCTTGAATAATTTCAGGTAAATCTTTAAATGGAGCACCATCATAATTTATAACTTTAGAAATAACTAAATCATATTCATTACATAATTTTTTAATTTCAGAACCTAAATAAGCAGGTTTTCCAAATAATTGTGCAATTACAGTTTTAGAATTTTTAACATGTGCTTCACCTTCAACTTTAGAAAGATAATTATCAAAACCAATTTCTTTAAGAATTTTTGTATTTTCTTTTGGTTTATCTAATAATAATAAAACACCATCATCGTTTTTATTTAAAAAAGCAATGTCTTCTTTAATAGCACTCTTTGCTAATAAAGAACTGTTTTTATTTACATTCATACTATTTTAAAGTTTTACCAAATTCTACTAAATTTTTTAAAGCACCAAATTCTGGATTAAAGAATCCTGTCATCATAGCTTCAAAATGAATTAAACTAAAATAACCTAATATTAAAGAACTCGCTCCTAAAATAAATATAGGTAAAATGTTTACACTTTTACTAGAACCAGTTTCATCTTTATCAGTTTTATATGTTTCATAAGATCTCCAAAATCTAAATACAGCAAAGAAAAATAATAATTCACCTACTAAATAACACCATGACCATACTTGTTGTTGTCTAACTAATAAATTCCAAGTGTATGTTGATACTTTTTTAATCTGATTATATAATTCTTGTATTGTAAGCTTGGCATCAGGATATAGAGATTTAACATCACCATATAATGTAGATACACCATTTTTAGTATCACCATATACAGTTCCAATACCATTAGAAGTTGTTGATAAAAATCCTGGTTTAATTGTATCTGATTTACTAAATGTTGGTTTAGTTACATTTAAAGAACTAACTTGATTTAAATTCAAGTTTTTATTTGTTAAAGATAATTCTTGTTTCAAATCATTTACTTGATTTAAAGTTGTTTTTGTTTCATTTAAAGTTGAACTCACTTCTTTTAAACCGTTTTGAATTTTTTCATTTACAGTTTGTTGTTTATTAGCAAAGCTAATTGTTGTTGACAACATTAATGCTGCTATTAAAATCATTTTTTTCATAATGTTTAATTTAAATTTAAGTTATTTTTAATTTTTTGTGTAATTTGAACCATTATTGGTGTTTTTGATGATAAATTCCATATGCAATTGAAATACGATTTATATTCTTTAGAATATCCATAATTATCTGTTTGTGCCCATAAAAAACCTAATGTTATTGATTCCATAGTATTTGGTTTAAATGTTTTTAATTTATAAAAACAAAATTTAAATTCCCAAATAGATACAAATACTGTATATATTATAAACCATATTAATGTAGGAATTCCCCAAATAAATGTTAATAATATTGCTAATATTATTTGTGATAAAATTTTAATACTTAATAATAAGTATTTAAAAAATGGACCTAATATGTATTTCATAATAAACGTTTTTTAAGTAATTTATCTAATTTTTTAAAAACATTAGTATTTATATCTAATATTGCACAAATAATTAATAATATAATTAAATGTAACATATAAAAAAGAATTATATCGTCTTTATTTGATTTTTTACTAATTATAAATTTATTATACATCCACATTTCAAAATTTATAAATCCACAAATTAATAATATTCCTAATAAAAAGAATATTATTGTATAACCTGTTATTTTCATGATATTTTTTTGTTTAAAAATTTAGATATTTCTCTTTTATGATAGTCAATATAAATACTAAGTAAAATAATTAAAACTATACTTGATACTGTAAGAAAAAACCATGATAAAAGCACAAAAGGTTTAGGATCAACATCACCAAAATGAATTATTGCAAATATATCAATATAAATTAATAATCCTAATAATATTATATATAATAAATGTTTTACTTTCATTGTTTTAGTTTTTTATTGTTATAAAAATATATAGTATCAATATATTCACGATGTATTCTTCCTAAAAGATAAAAATCAATATCATAATTTTCGTTACGATTTTGATTTATACAAACAATAATTGCACGTACAGAATCAGGTTTTAAATAAACAATATCACCTTCTTTATAAGTATGAAATTGTTCTTTAGTTTTTTTACATTTTTCTTTACATGAAAATAGTAAAAAAGATAATAATAAGATTGTTAATAATTTTTTCATAATTATTTAATTTAAGTTAGTTAATTAACGATAAGGAGGGTTAGGAAAGATTCATTCACATCTAACCCTCGATAATATCGTCACTACAATAGATAATTAAGCCTCTATATAAAGCTAAAAACTAGTCATTGGGACTTAACCAGGTAGTTACCAAATACGTAGTTTATTTTAATTTTTTAAATTCTTCATAAAGATAATCTACTGGATGTGATTCCCACCAACTTGATTGTAAAATAGGATGAAATTCATAATCTAATTTATTGTTAAAATTTGGTAATTCTCCTAAAGTTAACATTTCTTGTTGTAAATATGTCATACAAAATTCAAACCAATGAATATTAAATTCATTTACAGGTTTATCTTCTCCCATATGTTGATCTCCAACCCATTGTTCACCTTCTATAAAGCCATTATCTTCTGCTGGATATATTACATATTCAGGAAATAATACTTTGCACATTTCTAATAATTTAGATTTATGTTCTTCTGTTAATTCAATTGATTTCATTTTAATTGAAGTTTATTAAAATTAGTTTTTAATCTTTTTAAATTAATTTCAGCTTCCATTAATTTAATTTCATCATTTTTAATTTGATTTTCAGTCATATCGATTAATTCTTGTTTCATTTCATCTAGAATTAATAATCTTTGATGTTCATCATAATTATCAAATACAAATTTTGCAAGTCTTTTAGCTTCCATTGTAGCTAATTTACTTGTACCAGGTATATATCTTACAAATACATAAGATATATACCGTTTAAAGCGACGTAACATAATTAAAATTATTTACCAACTTGAACTTTCAAGTTGAATGATTTACGACGATTACCAACAACAGCATCAGCTAAATAAGCTTGAAGTTGTTCTTGTGAATTAAATTTTACTTCTTTTTTAAAGAATTTAGGTTTTTTACTGTTACTATTATTCGCAGTAATTTTTGGTGTATTTTGTGCACTCATAATGTTTTTAATTTAGTTAATTTTAATGTTTTTAAATCCAATAATCGTCATTATCATAATCTGAATAATAACCTATTGTAATTTTTATTTTTGTGTCTACTAAAGTTCCAAATATAAATTTTTCATATTTATATATCCTAACTGAATCTTTATGCTTAAAATATTTGTTTACTACTTTAGTCTTAATTAAAGGATTTTGTGTATCTTTTAATATATCTAAAAGAGTTGTTTTTGTTTCAGTATGTTTAAATCTTACTATTATGTAAAACAACCATACTAAAAATAATGTTAAAGGAATTATTATAATTTCCATAATGTTTTAATGTTTTTTTTAATAAAATATGCAGAACCAAGACTTATTATAGCTGCTTTCTTCCCGAACAATTGTTAACTGTGTTCTTGTTGGATATATTTTATATATTGTTGATTTGTTTTATTTAATTTTTTCTAATATATAATCAGAATGTTCATTATTTTTACCTAATATAGTAATAGATTTTACTATATATCCTTCTTTAAGTTTTTCATTTAATTCCTTTAAATAAGTTTTATTAAATTCCCATGAATATACTCTAATTACTATTTGATTCATTTTGTAATTTTTTTAAAATTTTCATACCAATATGTTGTGGTTCAATTTTTTTTACTTTTGAAACTTCAGTCCATGATTTTGACGATTCATATCTAAAATCATTTAATACAAAGTTCCAATAAAGATTCCAAAGATAACTAAAATATGGTTGTGTTAATTGACCATGTTTATTGTATCTATTTTTAACTCTTGAAAATTCATCTTGTTGTACAAGACGTAAATGTTTAAAGATTTCTTGTGATTCAATAGCTTTAATCATTGACATCACTTTTGTTCCTTTATATCCAGCTTTTTCAAGTTGAGATATAGATGATTGTTGTTTTTTCATAATGTTGTTAGTTTTAGTTAAGTTTTTTATAAGTTTTATGTATATAATTACTAAAATCTTGAAAGTTTGCTTGAATTAATCCAGCATTATTGTAAGA